GGGGCCCTCGACCAGGCCCGCCGGCGGTTCCGCATCATCCAGAGCTGGCTTGCCGCCCGGCTGCACCGGCCGACGTGGAAATGGAAGCTGCGGCAGTGGGCGGCCGAGGACCCGGCCCTGGCAACGGCCCGCGCACGGCTGGGCGACAAGCTGTTTTTTAGCCATGAATGGAACCCGCCGGCCTGGCGCTACATCGAGCCGTTGACGGACGCCACGGCCGACATGCTGCGGGTCCGCGGGGCGCTGACCAGCCAGCGCCGGCGATGCGCCGAGCAGAGCATCCTCTGGGACGATCTCTCCACCGAGATCTGCGAAGACAACGGCGGGCTGATCGAGAAAGCCTGGCTGAAGGCCCAGGAACTCTCGCAGAAGCACGCCGGCCTCGACGTCACGTGGCGCGAGGTGATCTCCGTTCCGACGCCCGGCAACGTGACCATGGCCGTCAACGTCGGCGGCCCCGGCCAGCAGAACCAGCAGCAGGAGCCGGCCAATGGCAGTTGAGGAAGTGGTCCGTGGCCAGTGGTCAGTGGACGGCGAAGAAGGGCCGGCGATTTCGCTCGGCTCCGACCTCCGCGCCGCGATCCCGTACCTGGACCAGTGGCTCGGGCTGTGGTGCATGGAGCCCGACCGCTTCCGGGCCCTGGCCGACCGCGCGGCCCGGCTCGACATCCACGCCCACCTGGTCGCCGTGCGCAACGAGGCGCCCGCGCCCAAAACGGCCTCGGCCGGCGGCGACTATCCGATCGCCTCCGGCGGCGTGGCCCTGATCTCGGTTTCCGGCCCGCTGATGAAACACGTCTCCAGCATGAGCCGCGGCAGCTCGACGGTGCTCGCCCGGCGGCGGATCCGCCAGGCGGCGGCCGACGAGATGGTCTGCGCGATCCTGCTGGTCGTCGACTCGCCCGGCGGCACGGTGGCCGGCACGCAGGACCTGGCCGCCGACGTGGCCCGGGCCGCGGCCCAGAAGCCGCTGGTCGCCTACATCGAGGACCTCGGGGCCTCGGCCGCCTACTGGATCGCCAGCCAAGCCACGAAGGTCTACGCCAACCCGACGGCCCTGGTCGGCTCGATCGGCACCTACGGCGTGGTCTACGACTGGTCGCAGGCCGCCGAGCAGGACGGCGTCAAGGTCCACGTGATCCGGGCCGGCGCGTACAAGGGAATGGCCGAGGCCGGCACGGCCGTGACCGACGCCCAGCTCGCCGAGTTCCAGCGGATCGTCGACGAGCTGAACGCCCACTTCCTGGCCGGCGTCGGCGCCGGCCGGCGGATGAAGCCCGACCAGGTGGCGGCGCTTGCCGACGGGCGGGTCCACCTGGCGGCCCCCGCCGCAACGCTCGGCCTGATCGACGGCGTGAAGACCTTCGACCAGGTCCTTCGAGAACTCACCCAAACCTCAACCTCAAAGCCGCGGAGATCGAAAGCGATGACCACCGAAGCCACCCCCATGGAAACCACCCAGCCGGCCGCCCCCAGCGCGGCAACGTACCCGCAGCTCAAGTCCGCGCTGGCGGGCGCCGACGCGGCGTTCCTCTGCGCGCAGATGGAGGCCGCGGCCACGCTCGACCAGGCCCGCGCCGCCTGGATGGGCGAGCAGCAGCGGCGGATCGAGGCGGCCGACAAGAGGGCCGAAGAGGCCGAAACCAAGGCCAAGGCCGCCGCGACGATCGGCGTCAAGCCCGTCGAGACCAAGGGCGGCGCCGACGACGACGCCGGCGGCGACGACGCCCAGGCCGAGTGGAACCAGGCCATCGAGGCCAAGATCAAGGCCGGACTCCCCCGGCCCCGCGCCGTGGCCGCCGTGGTCCGCGAGCGCCCCCAGCTCCGCGAGGCCCTGGTGGCCCAGGCCAACGAGGGCCGCCGCGCGTAAACCATCCTTCCTGAACCCTGAACCCTGAACCCTCCTTCTTTCTTCGGAGATACGAGATGAGCCAATACGTGGAAACCCCCTGCCGCGCGGACACCGCCGCCGGGGCGATCGCCCAGTTCCTCCGGGTCAAGACGCCGGGCGCGGTGGCCGCGGCCGGCGCCAGCGACGTGGCCTACGGCACGATGGAAAAGCCGTGCCTGGCGGCCGGTCCCTGCACGGTCCGGCTTCGCACCGCGCAGGGCACGCGCAAAATGGTCGCCAGCGGTGCGATCACCGCAGGCAATCCCGTTTACGCCGCGGCCAGCGGCAAGATCGCGTCCGCCGGCACCGTGTACGAGGGCTTCGCCCTGGAGACCTCGGCGGACGACGGCGACGTGATCGAGGTCTGCCCGATGCCCAACGTGGACATCTCGGCCACGATCGACGGCACGAACGCCGCCACGTTCGAGGTCGACGCGGACCTGGCCGATCCCAAGATCGGCCTGGCCAGCGATCCGCTCGGATCGGGCGACTTCACGATCTGGCTGAAGCCGGAAACCGCGCTGTCGGCCGACGCCACGCTTCGCGTCCCCGAGAGCGACGGCGACACGCTGATGGCCCTGGGGCTCGCGCAGACGGTCTCGGCCGTCAAGACCTTCACCGACGACATCGACGCGGCGTTCGGGGCGTCCAGCGACGCGCTGATCCGGTTCAGCACGGCCGATGCGTCGGACCCGGCGTTGGTGATCGCGCTGGACGACACCAGCCAGCAGCTCCACGTCACCGACAAAGACGCCGTCGACACGGACTGGGCCCGGGCGGCGGGCACGCACCCGGAGCTGGCGATCCACTCCAACACGACCCCCATCACGGATTACCTGGCCATCGGCAATCACGACGGCACGAGTGCCAGCATCGACGTGGTGGGCGGCACGACGCTCAACCTCAAGATCGCCGGTACGACCGAGATGACCATCACGGCCGCCGCGACGACCGTCCCCGGCCAGCTCTCCGCGCCGGAGAGCGTGGCCAGCACCGCCGGCGTGGGCATCACCGGGACGGCCGACAACTACGTCACCAGCGTGGAAAAGATCGGGTCGATCATCAAGACCACGATCCTGATCGACGTGGACGGCCTGAACAGCGGCAACGCGGCCGACGACATCATCGGGGCCGACGGCGCCGGGGTGGCCCACCTCGGGCAGATCACCGCGGCGCTGAACGGGACGATCTTCGCCGGGAAAATCACCTGCCTCGAGACTCCGGCCGGCGGCGATCCGGACATCGACCTGTGGTACGCCGACGAGGCGACCGGGGTCGAGGACACGCTGGTCACGGACCTGACCAACGAGATCCAGGTCATCGACCACGGCGACTGGGCCGCCGGCGAGATCGGCGCCCTGACGGCGTTCCCCGCCGCCAACAAGTACCTGTACCTCGCCAGCGGAGACGCGACCAGCGCCACCTACACGGCGGGCATCCTGCTGATCGAGCTGTACGGGAAGGCCGCCTGATCGTGAAGAGGGTTCAGGGTTCAGGGTTCAGAAGACCCGGGCCGCTGAACCCTGAACCCTGCTTCCTGAACCCTGAACCCTGAACCAAGACACCACCATTCGGAGCTTTTCACTATGGCTTCTCCTTCCGCAACCCTCGCCACCTTGCGGCCCGACCTCGCCGCGAGCCTGATGGAATACGACCTGGCGGCCGACCGCGCGGGCTTCATCGCCCAGCGCGTGGCCCCGGTCCTGGAGGTCGCCAAGCAGGCCGGCACGTTCGGCAAGATCCCGATCGAGCAGCTCCTGCAGACCCGCGACACGAAGCGGGCGCCGGGGTCCGGCTACAGCCGCGGCTCGTTCACGTTCACGTCGGCCAGCTACTCGTGCGAAGAGCACGGGGCGGAGGAGCCGATCGACGACCGCGAGGCGGATATGTACCGCGAGTTCTTCGACGCCGAGCAGGTCGCGGCCCTCCGCGCCTACGACGCGGTGCTCCGCAACGCGGAGATCCGCATGGCGGCGCTGCTCTTTAACGCCACCACGTTCACCTCACAGACCACCGCCATCGTCGAGGAGTGGGACGACTACGCCTCGGCGGCGCCCATCGACGACGTGGAGACGGCCGTCCGCGCGGTGTGGAACCGCTGCGGCCTGTGGCCCAACGCCCTGATCCTCAACCGCATGGTGTTCCGCAACCTGCGGAACTGCGAGCAGATCATCGAGCGAATCCAGAGCGCGGGGGCCGGCAGCGCCACCAAGCCCACCGACATCACGCCGGCCATGCTGGCCAGCGTGTTCGACCTGGAAGAGGTGATCGTGTCCGGCCCGCCCAAAAACGCGGCCACCGAGGGGCAGGACGTGTCGATCAGCCCCATCTGGTCGAACGAGTACGCCATGGTGGCCAAGCTGGCCCGGAGCAACGACGTCCGCGAGCCGTGCATCGCGCGGACGATGCACTGGGGCGAGGACGGCAGCCAGATCGGGGGCACGATCGAGACCTACCGAGACGAGACCGTCCGCAGCGACATCGTGCGCGTCCGCCACGACGTGGACGAGCTGGTCATGTACACGGAGGCCGCGCAGCTCTTCGACAACGTGACCACGTGAGCGGCCGGCGGCGGATAGTAAAGAGGGTTCAGGGTTCAGGGTTCAGGACGCGCGCAAGCGGCTAGTCCTGCTTCCTGAACCCTGAACCCTGAACCCTGAACCCTGAACCCTGAACCCTGCTTCCTGAACCCTGCTTCCTGAACCCCGAACCCTGAACCCTCCCATGACCCTCCACGACGACCTGTTCGCCGCCGCCGCGTTGCCCGGGCTGTTCGAGCAGTTCGGCGTGAGCTGCACCTACCGGCCGGCGGCCGGCGGCGGGGAGCGGACCGTGACGGCGATCTTGGATTACGAGGGGCAGCAGGATCGGGGCGACGAGCTGGGCGAGGAGCTGCGCGAGCGGCTGTGGGCCACCGTGACCCGCGACGAGAGCGACGACGCGGCGTACCCGGGCATCCGGTACCCGGAGCGGGGCGACGGCCTGCTGGTCGCCGGCGACGCGGCCTCGGAAGCCTGGAGCTTCCAGGGCCAGCTCCGCGACCCGGCCGACGATCGGTGGACGCTGCTGTTTGCGAGGAATCGACCGAGAAGGTACGGACCACGATAGGGTTCAGGGTTCAGGGTTCAGGGTTCAGGACGCGCAAGCGGATGGTTTTGACTCCTGCGGCCTGAACCCTGAACCCTGAACCCTGCTTCCTGAACCCTGCTCCCTGAACCCTGAACCCTGCTTCCTGAACCCTGAACCCTGAACCCTGAACCCCGAACCCTCCCATGGAAATCACCGGACCGATCACCGGCGGCGTGGTGGGCCTGCACAACATGCTGGTCGCGTCGACGGCGTACCGGGACTTCCTGGGGGTCGATTCCGAGGAGGCGGCTTCGGCGCGGACGTACCTGTTCGATCTGGACCGCCAGCCGGCCGAGCTGGTCCGGCTAAGACCCTTCGCCGTGATCTGGCACGCCGACAAGCTGGACCTGGAGCAATACGCCGGCGGCCAACAGAATTTCTTACAGGGCTCTGGGGAGCTGGTGCTGGTGCTGACCGACAACGATCGGCACCCGAAGGATTCCAACGCCGGCGGCCTGGACTTCGCCGCCAAGCTGGACGCGATCCTGCTGGATCTGGCCGGGGCGGCCGGCGAGAGCGACAACCTGTCGATCCGGCGCGTGGGCCTGTTCTCGCGGATCCTGCACAACCCGCGGGAAGACGAGGCCTCCGCCGGCAGCTATTGGCACGCGGCGTTTTTGATCGGCTGGAAGTAAATGCATGGCCATTCCCATCCTGATTCGCACGCGGCACAAGGGCTATCAGAGCCTCTTGACCGAGCGCGGCAACTTCACGCGCCGCGGCCGGGAGATCTTCCGCGGCGCCCACCTGCGCCAGGCCCTGGCCTGGTGGAGTCTGTTTCTGCCCCGGCACTTCGAGCGGTCCGCGGCGGGCCGCTACGGGTACCAGAAGCGCACGAAGAGCTACCTGGCCCAGAAGGCACAGTCGTATCACGGACACATGAAGTCGCGCCACAAGCGCGGGGGCCTGCCCGGCAAGCGCGAGCGGGCCACGTCGCTATTGCACCTGATCTGGAGCGGCAGGCTCAAGCAGGCCACCGAAGACCAGCCGCTGGTACGGCCCTACCCGACCCGCGCCACGCTGACCATGACGCTGCCCGGCTACGCCTCGATCCGGCCGCGGATGCTGTCCCATCCCAACCTGGCCCGCGAGCTGACCAGGATCATCCGGCCGGAGCGCCTGGAGCTGGCCAAGATCCTCAACCGCGAGGTCCACAAGGGCATCCAGGCCATCGCCGGCGAGACCGTTACAACGACCCAGTGACGAGGGTTCGGGAAGCAGGGTTCAGGGTTCAGGGTTCAGGACGCGCAAGCGGCTGGCGACCCTGGCTCCTGCTTCCTGAACCCTGAACCCTGACTCCTCCTTCCTGAACCCTGAACCCTGAACCCTCGGCATGAGCCCGACCACGCAAATCCGACTCAAGCGGCTGGCCAAGCTCGTCGGCCTGGTGGGCGGGATCGTGACCCTGTGCCTCGCGCTGGGCGGCGCGGTGTGGACGGCCGCGGCCGACCGGGCGACGATCCGCGACCGCGGCCAGGCCAACCAGGCGCACGTCGCCGACCACGAGACCCGGCTGCGGGTTCTGGAGCGCGACCTGCCGCGGATCGGCACCGACGTCCGCTGGATCCGCGAAACGATGGAGAAGAAGAGATGACGTTCGATATTCTGCGGTTCGTCTGACGCCGGAAAACAGCAGAATATCGAACCAGGAACCGCAGAACGGCGAAGTATCACGGCGAAGTATCACACCCACTCATTCCCCGCAGAAACATGGCCACCGCAACCCAATGGTACCTCCACGGGATCCTCTTGCCCTCCGGCTCGTGGATCTCGCAACTGACGGACCTGACGCCGGCCACCAGCACGGCGCACCTGAGCGGCTACGCCAGCGGGGCCGTCGTGCCCAGCTTCCGCGCGGCGCAGGGGATCAAGCCGCAGTTCACCTTCTCCACGCCGCAGATCGCCACGGTCCTGACCGCGTGCGGCCTGACGGGCGTGGGCTACGCCGCCAACAACGCGGACCTGTACTTCCGCAAGTCGAGCAATCTGGGCAGCCGCGTGGCGATCGTCACCGCCGAGCACCAGCGGCTCCGCGCCGTGCGGTTCTTGCTCTACTGGACGCGGATCACCGCTTCCCAGGACGGCGAGGCCCGGATCGAGTGCCGGCTGGTGCCGACCTTTGACGGCACGAACGCCCCGCTGGTGCCCGCCGGCAGCGTGGCCGTCCCGGCCTACGTCACGGCCTCGGAGTTCTACACGCTGGGGCCCGTGGCCTTTAACGGCTCGGCGGTGGCCGATGTGGCGGAGTGGTCGCTGGACCTGGGCGTGCAGATGCGCGAGAAGGCATCGGCGGGCGAGGACTTCCTCTCGTTCTGCGGCGTGCAGTCGCACGATCCGGTGCTCACCTGCACCACGGGCGACGCCTCGTGGTGGGTCTCTCCTGGATTGTCGGGCCTCCAGCTCACCGCGGCGGCCTTTTACCTCCGGCGCCGGCAGGCCGACCAGTCCCGCTGCTATGCCGACGGCTCGGCGCAGCACATCAAGTTCTCGGCGGTCGATAACCCCTGCGGTCTGCTGACGGTCGAGCAGAGCGGCGGCGCCGGGGCCGAGCCCGCCAGCGTGAGCCTCCGCGCCGGCTTCCGCATCGACGCGGCCACCGACCAGCACCCGCTGAGCGTCGACACCGCCTCGGCGATCACGTAGCGAAATTGCCTTCGCCGTTCGGAGTTCCTTGTTCGGTGTTCTGCGGTTTCTTCCGGGGTCAGACGAACCGCAGAATATCGCACAAGGAACTCCGAACGGCGAAGGAGCTTACCCCTTACCCCTGACCCCTGAACCCTGTTATGAGCATCACCATCACGCGCGTCTGGCAGGACGGCCAGGACGTGCTCACGAGCGTCGAGACGGTCACCGAAACGGACGAGGGGATCCAGAAGGTCTCCGCGGCCGTCGACGCCGAGACGGCCGACGTGGAGGTCAGCCTGGCCTTCGCCGTGGCGCAGCTCGCGGCCGTGTACATCCTCTCCGACCAGGATGTGACCCTGGAGACCAACAGCGCGTCGGTCCCGGACGACACGATTGCGCTAAAGGCGGACACCGCCGTGGAGTGGACGGCCGACGGCGGCAACGCCTGCCCGATCACCGTCGACGTGACCGGCATTTACCTCTCCAACGCCGGGCTTACCGCGGCCACGGTCAAGATCCGGGTGGTGACCGACGCCACGCCCTGAAAGAGGGTTCAGGGTTCAGGGTTCAGGACGCGCAAGCGTGTGATCCCGACCCCTGCTTCCTGAACCCTGAACCCTGAACCCTGCTTCCTGAACCCTGAACCCTGCTTCCTGAACCCTGCTTCCTGAACCCTGAACCCTGAACCCTGCTGCCATGGCCCCTCCGCTCTACTTCTTTCCCGCCGTCACCCGCGAACAGCTCCTGCCCGACGGCGAGCTGAACCGCGAGCTGCTGCGGGCCGCCGACCTGGCCGAGACGCTGGCCGACGTGCGCGCCGGCGACTGCTCGATCCTGGAGCTTTCCGGCGCCGGGCCCGGCGGCCACTCCGGCGCGATCCTCTGCGCGCTGCCAACCAGTCAAAAGGCGCCGGTGCGGCTGGGGTTTTACCCCGACTTCCAGACGTGGTCGGAGTTTCGGCTGACCACCTCCTCACTGACCACTGACCACTGCCCACTGACCACTCTCTACGTCGGCCTCGACAAAGAGCACCCGCCCACGCCGGAGTGCCTGTGCCGCAAGCGGCGGATCGACGGCTACGAGGTGGCGCTGGGCGACGGGCACACCTGGACCGTGCCGATCGTGCGCGACCCCCGGGGGGCCAGCCGCATGCCGTCCCGCTGGACGTACGGGCCGGCGCGCAAGGCGACGACCACCCTGCGGGACGAGTACCGCGCGGTGTGGGAGACCTGGGGCCCGGTCGTCGACTTCTTCTTCGACCCGGGCGGCCGTACGGAATTGGCGATGGACGTGCAAGAGGCCCTCGACTACTGCCTCCAGGTCCTGGCCCTCAATTACCGCCTCGGGCCCTGTGAACAGTGCCTGCTGGACCTGGTCGGCCCGGACAACTGGAGCACGGTGCTGGCGGCCAGCGTCGATCTGCCGACCTTCCGCGACGTGTACGAGCGGGTGCACCAGCAGCGGCTCCAGCAGCAAAAAAAAACGGCGAGCCCTACCCCGCCGCCTGGCAAAGGTGCCTCCGCCAGCTCGACGCCTGCGGGGCCCGGCGAGACGCCGTGCGACGAGTCGGCCGCTTCCACGCCTGGCGCCGAGGGATCCTCAAAGACCACCGCCCCAGCCCCGCCGAGCTAGCGCTATTGGGCCTCTTTCCTGAACCCTGAACCCTGAACCCTGAACCCTATCGTGGGCAACGCCAAAGTCACCACCGAGTTCCTTTCGGACACTTCCGACTTCGATCGGAAGATGGACAAGCTGGTGGACCAGAACAACCGCCTGTTGCAGCAACAGAAGCTGTTGCGCAAAGAGTCCCGCGACGCGGCCAAGGACGCCAAGGACCACCACGGCGGGGCGGCCCGCTTCGTCGGCGACCAGATGCGGGCGGTGGCCAGACTGGGCGCCAGCTACTTGTCGCTCTCCACGGCGATCGGGGAGGTGACCAAGGCGTACGAGCGGAAGATGGCGCTGGAAAAGGAGATGAAGGACCTGACGGTCGGCCTCTCCGACGCCAGTGAGAACATGATCAACAACATGGGCAACGTCACCAAGGCCGAGGTCGAGGACTTTCAGAGCAGGCTGGAGGCCCTGAACGCCAAGTACCATCCCAAGGGCGGCATGAAGGCCCTGACGGCCGAGGCGTCCAGCGCCCTGTCGGCCAGCCAATCCAACCGGCCGGCGACTTTGGCCGCCATGGAAGCGGCGATGCGGTTCGCGCCGGCCAGCCCCGAAACCCGCGAACAGGTTGCCGGCGGCATTCTCGATCTCCGCAAGGCCACGGGCAACGCGGACCCGATGGCGAACCTGGGCCTGCTCAAGGCGATCGGCGAGCAGAGCCGCGTGACCGACTGGGCGAAGATCGCCAAACACCTCTCGGGCGGCGTGATCGGCGTCAAGGAGTACGGGGGCACCGCGCAGGAGGCCGGGGCCCTGATCGCGGCCATCACCCAGGCCTCGGCCGACCCCGAAGGGCGCAAGAGCGCCACGGCGGCCATCGGGATGGTCGAGCAGCTCGACAAGTTTCTGCCCGAAAAGGACCGTTTTCGCCACCGCCTGGACCCGAAGACGATGGAGATGACCAAGGTCATCGAGGCGAAGGGAACGGGGATGAAAACCTGGCAGCAGCGGATCGCCTACCTGCGCCAAAATCCCCAGGAGATGGAACGGGTCCTGGACGATCTGAGCATCGAGAAGAAGCAGAAGGCGGCCATCCGACAGATCATCACCGGGCAAGGCGCAGGGGCCGAGGCATTCCGTTCGGCCAGCGCCGCCATGGACCGGCCGCTCGGGGAAATGGCCGCTGGGGCCGAGGACGCGATCAAGGTCCGCGAGGGCCTCTTCGGCTCGAAGATCGCCGGCATGGGGCGCACCAACGAAGCGGTGCCTGAAATTGGCGCCGGGACTGAGTGGGGCGGCAAGCAGGCTATCCTGGGTCAGTACAGTCTGGAGAACCTCCAGAACGTGATGCAAAAGTCCGACGTGGGCTACGTGCGACGGCGGTCCATGGATCTGAACTGGATCATGCAGCCCGAATGGACCGGAGACGCCGATGCCGCGATCGCGGGGCGGAGGGAGTTTTTCCGTAGGGCCGTCGACGAACAGCTCAAGACCCTCCGGTACGGCGCGGTCAACATGGGTCCCGAGGCGCCGATCACGGGCACGGCAGAGCAGCTCCAATTGGCGGACAAGCTGTCAGCGTGGTTCGCCCGCCAGGAGAAACAGGCCGACGAAGCGCTGGCGGAAATCAAACGTCAAACGGAGGTCCTCGAAAAGAACCAGGCCAGCGCCGGCGCGGCCCAGGCCCAGCTCGGCGTCGGCGGAGAGTGAGAGGAAGAGTGAGTGGTGAGTAGGTGAGTGGTGAGTAGGTGAGTGGTGAGTGGTGAGTGGTGAGTGGTGCAACGCATCCCACCACGCACCACTCACTCTTCCCGGACCCTGAACCCTCTTCATTAAGAACCCCTGAACCCGCCCTTGGATTACCTCGGCAACATCCCGGTGCTCGCGTTCCGCGGCAACCCCGAGCGGCTCAAGGAGGTCGCCATGGTGATGATGCGCCCGGGCGTCGAGGGCGTGGCCGTGTGGCGCGCCGCCAAGCGGGGCCTGCCGTTCGCCCTGCGCAGCGAGTCGGACGCGCGGAACCTGGCCCACGCCACCGCCCTGTACCGCGCGTACTGCGGCCAGATCGCCCAGGACCCGCAGGCGCTGGTCTGGAAGGGCCTCGACCTGTCGCGCGACGGGATCGGCGTGGTGGTGCTCGACGTGCGGATGGTCGTTTGCATCCGCCAGATCCTCGGCGTGGGCGGGATGTTCGCGCCCAGCCAGGCCTGGCTCGAATGCGATTGGAGCCTGGTCGCCGTGCCCCTGCAAACCCAGTAAGAGGAGAGGGGCGTAGCGGAATTCGCAAGAATTCCGACCGCCGTGCGGAGTCAGGCTGAATTCTTGCGAATTCAGCTACGCCGCGTTGCCCCCTTTTGCACTTGTAACTTCGCCCCCCGAACCCTCCATCAAGAACCCTCCATCAAGAGCCTTCCCATGGCATCCACAATCGACGCGACCATTACCGCCGCCCTGACGGTCGTCGAGGAGTTCCCCGCGGCCGACTGGCCGGCGGCCCAGGACCGCATCGTCACGCACGACGGCTACAACACGCGGCACAACCTGCACGCCTCCAGCACGCCGCCCGCGAGCCTGAAGTACGCCGAGACCCTGACCGGCCCGTTGACGCTGGACCTGACGGCCCTGGCCGATCCGGTCTCCGGCACGCTGGACGGCACGGGCCTCAAGGTGCAGGCGCTCAAAGTGGTCAACCTGTCCGCGACCGACGACCTGGTCGTCGACGACGGCGCCGCCGACCCCTATTCGCTCAACGGCGGCGCCCCGATCACGCTGCCGCCGCTGGGCGAGGCCCTGCTCTATTTCGCCGACGGCCTGGCCGACGTGGACGCCACGCACAAGGACCTCGACATCACCGCCGGCGCCGCGGAAGAGTACCAAATCATGCTTGTGCTCGGGTGAGGAAGAGTGAGTGGTGAGTAGGTGAGTGGTGTGTTGCCTCAGCGCAGCGCACCACTCACCACTCACCACTCACCACTCACCACTCACCACTCACCACTCACCACTCACCACTCACCACTCACCACTCACCACCCGTGCCCACCACTCCCATCCAGCTCGACACCCGCCTGATCCGGCCGGCCGCCGGACACACGGTCTATACCCGCGCGCGGTGGACGGAGGATTGGACGGAGGTCGAGCACCTGTACTGCGATTACCTGGTGTTCGCCGCGGCGCCGAGCGTGGCCACCGCGGGCTTTTCCTGGCGGTTCGGCGCGGGCCTCCGCCCGGGCGAACAGGCATTCGGCGAGGTCGCGCCGCTGGACCTGCTCCAGCACTACGTCAAGGTGGAGATCGACTCCCCGCCGGACGCCGGCGGCAACCCCCGCGATCCGGTCCGCTGGCACGGGATTTTTCTTGAGGACGCGTGGAATTCGGAGGGGGCCTTCGTCAGGCACAAACCCAAGACGCTCGACCAGGTGGAGCGGACGCGAAGCGGCGAGCAGTCGCTGGCGGCCTACGGCCTGGAAGTGCTGCTGGCCCGTCAGAGGATCCGCGGGTCGTGGTGGTTGGCCGGCGCGGGCGACGAGCGGTACCTGGAGCGCCCGCTGGAGATCAACGCGGAAAACCGGTACGCCAACGCCGGCAACCGATCGAAGGCGCCCGGGCCCGCGGGCACGCACCTCTTCGCCGGCGACCTCTCGGACACGGCCGCCGGCTGCGACTGGTGGAGCACGCGGGACGTGATCGAGTACCTGCTGGAGTACCACGCCCCGGTCGACCAGGCCGGCAACCGCGCGGTGCCCTTCCTGCTGGCCCCCTCGGCCAAGCCGTACCTGCCCACGTGGGACCGCCCGCGGCTGAGGCTGGAGGGGCGCACGGTCAAGGACGTGCTGGACGAGCTGCTCAACCGGCGGCGGCTGCTGGGCTACTGGGTCCGCGTGTTCGAGGGGCAGGCCCCCGGCGGCGGCGACGCCGCCTTTTTATTGGCCTTCAATTATTTGGACGCGGAGCTGGAGCTGCCCGGCGGCGAGCGGCTGCTGGCCAATCCCCGGCAGCGGACCTTCGACGGCGACGCGGCCCCGGCCGTCGACGGCCAGGTCACGCACGTCTCGGCCTCGCAGACCTACGACCTGGTCGAGGCGATCGGCCGGCCGGCCCTGTGCTGCGGGGCCATGGCCCACGCCGACGGCACGCTGCTGGCCGGCTGGACGGCCGCCGAGGAGACGGTCTACGAGACGGGCGGATCGGCGAGCCCCGCGTGGGCCGCGGCCACCAAGGACGTCCGCGAGCGGCTCAACGCCGACGCCCGCTCCGCGGAAAAGGTCTCGCGGGTGTATTCGCAGTTCCGTCTGCCGGCCGACTGGGACGGCAAGGTCGGCGACGGCCTCGGCGGCGCGAAGCAGTATCTTTTCCCCTACGACGATCTGGGGATCGACCCGGCCGACGTGGACGCCTGGTACACCCCGGACCTCCGATTCGAGCGCGAGCTGCCGCTCAAGATCCGCGACCCGGCCGCGGCCGAGCCCAAGTGGGAGTACCGCGCGCTGTGGGCGGCGATCAAAACGCACGACCCCAACACGCCGGCGGGCAGCTACTACTGCGACCTCCAGCGCCACGGCAACTACGACGCCGAGCGCACGGGCGAGGGGGCGGGCCGCGCGTGGAGCTGCCACGTGCGTGCCCTGGCCGACGCGCCGGGCGTCGAGCTGCGGATCTCCGGGGCGCCGCAGCACGTGATCGCCAGCGGCCTGTTCTCCGGCAACGCGGCCGACACCCGCAGCTACGGCGCGTGGACGTTCAACGAGCTGATCGTCTGTTTCGCCATGCGGGCCGACTGGCGCGTGGGGGCCCGCTGGCCGGTCAACGCGGCGGCCAACGAGGTGATCCGCACGCTCACCTTCGGCGTGCCGGACGCGGAGCTGCACTACGTGGTGCCGGGCACGCCCGCGCAACTCGCCGCGACGGACGCCGCGGTGGGGCAGTTGGCGGCCCACGCCGGCGGCCTGGTCCGCGACGACCGCCCGCGGCTGGAGCAGCTCGCCCGCCTGGCCTACGAGTGGTACGGCACCTTCCGCCAGAGTCTTTCACTATCGGTGCGCGGGGTTTTGCCGAGCGTGTACGTGGGCGATCTGATCACCTCCGTCGGCGCGGAGGAGACGGCCGAGGACGTGCGGAGCGTGGTCACGGAGATCCGCTACGACCTGGCCGCGGCGGAAGGCGACGTGGACCGCACCCGCATCCAGACGCACTGGGGCGAGCTGGACGTGCTGAAGCTGCTTTATTGAAGGGAGCGGAGAGGTAGCCGAATTCGCAAGAATTCAGCGGGTTCAATCCGCAAGAATTCAGCGGGCGAAGACGTTGACCGCGACAACGGCAGACTGACGCCCGGCGAGTCCGGGAAGAAAGATGGCATTTGTAATCCCCCCCAACAAGACGACCCCGGCCGAGCGGCTGGGCTACTGCGCGGCGGCCATGGAGAAGCTGCGCCGGCACCACAACGAGCAGTCGGCGGTGCTGAAGCCGGACGATATGCGGCGGTGGATCAAGGGGAGCTTCCAGCCGTACTCACTGGGGATTTGCCGCGAATTGTTGAAGTGCAGGGCGGAGGTTGAGGCGGACCAGACGCTCGCTGGACAGGCAAAGGCACTCCAAGTCACGTCTGGCAAGCTGGTGTACCCGCCGGGGCTCGATCGCTGGCAGGACCGCTACGCCCTGCTGTGGGCCGCGTCGCGTGGGGCAAAGCTCGACCAAGAACCGACCGAGCGGGATAGCCGCATCGGCGAGGCCCTGGGAGCGCACAAGTTCGCCCCGCCGCAATCGGCCCTGGACGAGATCGTGCTGCCGGCATTAGATGCACGCGGCGAGGTGGTCGATCCGTATGAGGACTACACCACGTACACCGAGGTCGATCCCAGTAGCGACCTGACCGTTGCTGCGAATACCATCACTGTATCGACCTTGCGGCGAGATGCCGCCACTTACGTCTATGCCGACAAAGGGGCAGCACATTTTGGCAACTTCACGCATCTCCTCGAAGTCAACGCCTCCGCGATCGAAACCTCATCGTGTTGCAGTGTTTGGTCGGTTGCCAACCTTGTCGGCACCTGGCTCGATGAGCAAAACGCCAATGTAGGCATCAATCTTGTCTTCGCCCACCTTAGCGGAACGCTCAATTTCCGCATCTACGACAACGCCGACGACAGCTATGACATCTGGACTGGTCCGTCTCTAGCGACCTGGTATTACATCACGGTGGATCGCAACGGCACCGCCCTGACCGCCTACATCCGCACCGAATCGCACACCGGCACGTTGCAGGATACTATCGCTACGGCCATGTCGGCCGCCACTACATTTCGCTACGTGTATGGCGTACAGAGTTGGGAAAACGGCACTTTTGGCACTGCCGCTTGGTCGGGTTCTATTGCCAACCTCGACCTCCAGGAGGCGGCGGCCGGACTCTCCATCCCGGTGGCCATGCGGCACTATTTGCAAATGATGGGAGCGGGCTGAAATGCAAGAGCTTCGCGCCAACACGCAGGTCATCGTCACGGTGGGCCCGTTCGTGGACGTGACCGACGGCTTCACGCCCCAGACGGACATCACCCTGGCCGGCAACGAGGCGGAACTCGTCAAGCACGGCTCCACCACCGTCGTGGACATCTCGGCCGCCACCTGGGCCGCGCTGGCCGACTGCCGCGGCTACTACTCCTTGACGCTCACCACCAGCCACACCGACACCGAGGGAATGTTGGTCGTGGTGGTGCAGGACGACTCCGATTGCCTGCCGGTGAAGGCAGAGTACATGGTCCTGTCCGAGGCGGCTTGGGATAGCAAGTACGTCGCCAAGGACGACGGCTTCATGGACGTGAACGTCAAGACCATCGGCCGGGCGGACACGCAGGAGACCGAGGCCAACAACCTGGAGGCGGCCTGCGCGGCCTATTCGGTCACGCGGGGGCTCACCGGCACGGCACTGCCGGCGGTCGCGGCCGACGGCGCGGGCGGCCTGCCCACGACCACCAAGATCACCGACGCCCGGCTGGGCGCCCTGACCGACTGGATCGACGGCGGGCGCCTGGACCTGTTGCTCGACGCGATCAAGGCCAAGACGGACTTGGGCCTGGAGAACACGATCTGGACCGACGCCAAGGCGGCCTACCTCGACCAGGCCATCAGCGCGGCCAAGACCCTCACCGCGGCCTACGAGGCGGCCAAGACCGCGGCGCAGGCCGGCGACGCCATGGCCCTGACGGCCGGCGAGCGGACCACGCTGGCCGCGGCCATCGAGGCTGCGATCATCGACGAGCTGGACGGCACGGCCGTGATGCAGGCGATCGCCGATCTGATCGCCGGCGACATGACCACCGGCGACCTCTCCGTGCTGGCCATCGCCGCGGCCACCCGCGATGCGATCCTGGACCGCGTGCTCTCCGGCAACCACGATGGCGCGGGGACGGCCGGCAAGTTGATCCAGACGGCCGCCACGCAGCCGGCCAACTTCGCGGCCCTCTCCATCGACGCCAGCGGGCACGTCTCGCGGGTCACGCTGGTCGATACGACCACGGCCAACACGGACATGCGCGGGACGGACAGCGCGGCCCTGGCGAGCGTCTGCACCGAGCCGCGGCTGGCCGAGCTGGACGCGGCGAATCTGCCGGCCGACGTGGCCGCGGTGAAGACCGACACCGGCAACCTGGTGACGCGCGTTACGGCCGCGCTGTTCTCGGGGATCACCAGCCTGGCCCAGTGGCTGGGCCTTCTGGCCGGCAAGCAGACCGGCGACGCCACGGCCAGGACCGAGCTGCGGGCCACCGGGGCGGGCAGCGGCACGTTCGACGAGACGGCCGACAGCCAGGAGGCGGGGCGGGACCGGGGCGACACGGCGTGGTTGACGGCCACCAGCGTGACCGTCTCCGACAAAACCGGCTTCTCCCTGGACGCCGGCGGCCTCGACGCGATCTCCGCCGCCGCGCCCGGCGGCGTGGCCTCCACGTTCCCGCAAATGATCGTCCAGCTCTGGCGGCGATTTTTCGCGAAGGCGACCTTCCCCAGCGACGGCAACGGCGACCTGGTCTCCTACGCCGACGACGGCACCACGCCGGAGACGACCCAGGCCGTCACAGACGACGACACCACGCAGACGCAGGGGGCCGCCACGTAATGAATCTGCTGAAGCTGCTCAACCTGTGGCCGCCGTTTTGGCGATCGCAGTCCGTCGAGACGGGGCCCGCCTTGATGTGGCACCTGCCGAGCCGGCCGGCGGTCGTCGATCTGCCGGCCCGGGCCGCGGTGGCCAGGCTGCCGGCCAGGTCCGCGGTAGTGATTTTGCCCGGAGAGGACCGATGACCCAATCAAGAAGCGTCACGGCGACCGAACGATTATTAAAACAGCCGGGGGAGAGCCGGCTGTTGGGGATTGACTTCGAGCTGGTGCTCGAAACGGGCGAGGCCCTCGACGCCGTCTCCGGCGTGACCGGATCGCCGTCGGGCCTCACGATCGGCTCCGGCTCGATCGACGGCACCGAGGTCCGCTTCCGCGTCTCCGGCGGCGTCCACAACCGCAACTATCGCCTGGCCGTCACCGTCACCACCGACGCCGGCAACACCCTGGTCGGCGACGCCGTTTTGGAGGTCCGAGACCAATGAGGGTTCAGACCCTTCGCCGTTCGGAGTTCCTTGTTCTATTGTTCTGCG